ATTCTGCATCTTCCATCAAAATTTTAGTATCCGCACATGTTAACTTGAATTCTGATTTAAGGGCATTTTATGCAGTTGGAAATGCTCCTGGATTTAATCCAATCTTTGCTCCATTCCCTGGATACTCTAATTTAAACACTAGAGGTCAAGTAATCGCGCAGAAAGATAATAATGGTGAATCTGACGTGTTTGTACCAAAAACAAACACTTACGGATTCTCCAGTGATGGAATTGAGTTTAAGGAGTATGTATTCACAGCAGATCAACTTCCGGCATTTAGATCTTATAGAATTAAATTATTACTGACTTCAACAAGTCAGGTTTATGTTCCAAGAATAAAAGATTTAAGAGTTATTGCTCTTGCGTGATATGGAAAACTATGGTGTGGAGGGTCATGCTGATTTAGCAAGAGATCCTCATACAAACTCAATCATTAATGTCAATAGATTAGACTATGAACAATATGTTTCTAGAAGGGCAACAAAAGAAGAAAAGAATCGACATATACAAACTATCGAGGATGAAGTTGCTAATATGAAAGATGATATCAATGAAATTAAATTTTTACTCAAGGAGTTACTCAATGGATCCAGATAAAATAAAGTTAGAAAATTTAAACAAAAGTTTTGAGTATTTTAAATATGCTTTAGAAATAGACAATATTGATGACATTGAGACTTTAAAAAATGTTGCAAAATCATACTACAAACTATATCTCAAGCAACAAGAAGTTTTATTTAACATAACATCAGATTTATGATTAGTTTAATCACTATATCATAAATATTTTTAAGATTAAAAGTATAAATGGCACAACCAGCAAGTAGAACAGAATTAATCAATTATTGTAAAAGGCAACTCGGAGCCCCTGTGCTGGAAATAAATGTTGCCGATGAGCAGGTGGAAGATCTTGTTGATGATGCCCTTCAATATTTTTATGAAAGACATTTTGATGGTGTAGGGCAAGTTTTTTTAAAGTATCAAATAACTCAAGCAGACATTAATAGGGGAAGAGCTCCTGGAAATAATTCAAATGTTGGTATTGCGACAACGACAGCGACAGCAACTATTGTAGGAACTGCCACGACATTTTCATATAAAGAGAATAGTAACTTCCTACAGGTTCCTCCCTCAGTTATTGGAGTCACAAAAATTTATCATTTTGATGGAACAAATACCACATCAAATAATATGTTTAGTGTCAAATATCAATTATTTTTAAATGACATTTATTATTTTGGATCAACTGAAATTTTAACATATGCAATGACAAAAAGTTATTTGGAAGACATTGATTTTCTTCTAACCACCCAAAAACAAATTAGATTTAATCAAAGACAAAACAGACTGTACTTGGATATTGATTGGGGTAGCGTAAAAGTTGATGATTATATAATTATTGATTGTTATCGTACATTAGACCCGAACGATTATAGTAGAGTTTGGAATGATTCTTTTTTAAAAAGATATTTAACTGCTTTGATTAAACGTCAGTGGGGTCAAAATTTAATTAAGTTCCAAGGTGTAAAATTACCTGGTGGAATTGAGTTAAATGGAAGACAGATTTATGATGATGCACAAAGAGAACTTGAGGCGATTGCAGAAAAAATGTCGTCCACTTATGAACTTCCTCCGCTTGATTTTATAGGATAATCAAATGTTAAATCCTTTTTTTCAACAGGGTTCATTTACAGAACAGGGTTTAATACAAGATTTAATTAATGAACAACTCAGAATATATGGGGTAGAAGTTCATTACCTACCAAGAAAGTATCTTACGGAAAAAACAATTATAAAAGAGGTTATACAATCAGCTTTTATGGATGCATATCCCATAGAGGCATATATTGAAAACTTTGATGGATACGCTGATAATACAACAATTTTATCTAAATTTGGAATTCAACAAACACAGGAACTAACTCTCACCATCTCTAGAGAGAGATTTAAGAATTATATTTCTCCTTTAATTAAAAATAAATCAAATATTAAATTATCTACCAGACCAAAAGAGGGTGATTTAATTTATTTTCCTTTGGGAGATAGATTATTTGAAATTAAATTTGTTGAGCACGAAAAACCATTTTACCAACTTCAAAAAAATTATGTTTACACACTTAAGTGCGAGTTGTTTAGATATGAAGATGAAGTTATTGATACTAATATAGCAGAAATTGATGATATACTATTAGGAAGTAATGTAGATGGATTAACTGAGGATGAAATATCAACACTCCTTGGAGTTACTCAGACCTTAACTCTTGTTGGAGCAGGAGTCACAGCAACTGCAGTCGCAGGCATTGTAACCTCAGGTGGCATTAGATCAATCACTGTGACTAATAGAGGCGGTGGTTATACAAGTATTCCTAGAGTTGGTATCTCCTCTGCTCCGGCAGGAAAAGTAACTGGAGTGGCAACTGCCACAATGATATCTGGTATAGTTGTATGCACTGATAGCGCAAATCCAAATACACAATCTGTTCAGAGCGTTCAAATCATAAATCCAGGTGCTGGTTACACCGCAACACCAAAGATCAAGTTTATTGGAGGTGGCGGTTCTGGAGCAGCTGCTACCGCAACTTTAGGTGATGGGATAGTTGGTATTATCACTGTTACTGCTGGTGGTAGTGGATATTCTACATCTCCTTCAATTACTTTCACAAATCAAGTATTTTTATCAGGAGTCACTACTGTGGCGGTCGCGGCCACAGCAGTTGTAAGTTCGGCAGGAACAATAACAGCAATTCGAATAACTAATGCAGGATTAGGTTATAGTATTGCACCTTCAATAGTGATCGAAGCTCCAGCCACATCTGGAGTTGGCACGTTCTCCGTAAATGAAACTGTTACAGGATCTATAAGTGGTGTCACAGCAAGAGTGAGATCTTGGAATTCAACCACCAACGTATTAGAAGTTGCAAATGTAACTGGTTCTTTTAGAATAAAAGAAAGTATTGTTGGAGCAGAGTCTGGAGCTTCTTACGAACTAAGATTGATAGATACAAATCCAACAGAAGATGGATATTCAGATAATGCAGGTATTGAGTCTGCAGCAGACGCGATTATTGATTTTTCAGAACGCAATCCATTTGGAATTCCATAAATAGATTTTATTAGGATTAAGTATTTAATAATAGGAATTTAAAAAAAATGTTTGAGTATTTTTACAACGAAATTTTGAGAAGGACTGTGATATCCTTTGGAACTCTTTTTAACAATATTTCAATAAAGCATACTAACTCATCAAATCAGGTTGTAAGTGAGATAAAAGTTCCTCTAGCATATGGTCCAACACAAAAGTTTTTAGCTAGATTAAATCAATCACCAGATCTCAATAAGGCAGTTGCTATGACATTGCCTAGAATGTCCTTTGAGTTTAATGGTCTGACATATGATCCATCTAGGAAAGTAACAACCACTCAAACTTTTACCTCTAAAAGTATTGCAGATGGTAATGTGACTAAAAAAGCATATATGCCAGTTCCATATAACATGCAGTTTGAACTTAGCATTATGTCTAAATTAAATGACGATGCACTGCAAATTATTGAGCAGATCTTACCATATTTTCAACCATCATATAATTTAACAGTTGAACTCGTAGATGAAATAGATGAAAAAAGAGATATTCCAATCGTTTTAGAAAATGTCACAATGCAGGATGACTATGAAGGTGACTTCACAACAAGAAGAGTTCTTCTTTATACATTAAGATTCACTGCAAAAACATTTCTGTTTGGTCCTGTTACAACAGCAACAAAAGATATTATCAAAACTGCAAAGATCAGTTTTATTTCTGGAACAGATCTTACAAATACATCCAGGGAGTTGGCATACACTGCTCAACCAAGAGCAATCAAAAATTATACTGGAACAATTGTCACCACTCTAGCAAAAGATGTTACCACCACCGATACATTGATTACTGTTGATAGTGCGGCATCAATATCTGCGAACACTTATTTAGATATTGGAGGTGAAGAAGTCTATGTGAAATTAAAATCTGGAAATGTTTTAACA